AGGGTGGCGTTGAGTCCAGTCGTGCATGTGTGCAGGTACTACGTCATTTGAGTACAGGTCTGCGCCACGTTGATAAACGGGCATACCGTTCCAGTCTGTGTTGCTTCCCTCTAGACCGTAGTTGTTAAAGATCGCAACATCGTGACCGAGTGCTTTGAGTCGCTGTGTGACTTGCGCTGTTTGAGTTCCATAACCAGTATTCGCCCAAGGCGCATTGCTGTTCCATCCGATTGCTAATGGTTTTGACACAGGGTATTCCTTTATTTGCAGGTGCTTGAACCTTACATTAAAACGTGGTCAAATAAAAGCAGAACCCCACCAAGCCTGCGCTCTCGGTGGGGTTCCACGTTTTGGGGTTTCCTGACTAGGAAGCTCCACCAGCGAAGTACTTCACATGTGAAGTCTGGATGAGGTTTCCATCCACGCGCATTGTGGCGCGGAATGTAATCAGGTCGTTCTGGAATGCGTAATCGTCGGAACGATCTAGGCGCAATCCACCAACAGTGCGAGCATAGTAACTTGGCAAGTGACCAAAGATTACTGACTTCGCGCTTGTTGCTGGGTCTGCCATTGCTGGATTTTCGTAAATTGGGTAACCAAGCAATAGATCACGAGCATCAGCAGATAGGGATGGGCTGAACAAGTACTGTCCAGCGTTGTCCTTTAGTTTACGCACAGCAGAAATTGCCTTTGCATTTAACTGCCAGCCCGTTCCCGGTAGGGTGCGACCTGCGGTATCAACACTGTAAACCAAGTCAATTAGGTTGTCAGCGGTGAATGCGCCAGATACTGCGGTAGAACCAGTGATACCTGAACCAGCAGCAGTAACGATACCTGTTGGCTGAGTTGTACCAGTTCCAGTTGTTAGTGCGCCATTGACTGCATAGCCAAGTGCATTAGCTGTCTGGGTTGCGAGAAATCCGAGAATATCAACTCCGCTATCTTCAACCATTTCACGGCTGATCTGAGTTAGGAATGAATACTTGTATGCACCAAGAGTCTTGAATGCATTGAATGTTGGATCGCTTTCACCAATTGCAGCGGCTTCAGAAGAAACTGTGCCAGTGCTGTATGCGCTCAAGCTAGGAATCTGCAAGTTCTCGCCACCAGCGGTGTTAAGAATTGTTGAAGTTTCTAGCATTGGGCCAACGTGACGAGCAAGCATGATTACCTGATCGTAGAAAGAGGTCGGTACTGGTGCGCCAGTTGAACCCTTAGTTACATCGCGCTTTTCGAACGAGTGGGAACGAATCTCACCACGAGCTAGGGAACGGATTAGTTCAGCTTCGTCAATTGCTGGAACAGCAACGGCTGGCTTAACTTGTGATTCAAAACCTTTCATGGCTTCAGCAGCGCGGTTTTCGCGTTCTGCCTGAGCGTTCATGGTTTCGATTACCTGTGAACGTGAATCAAGGTCAGCCATGATGCGGTCATAAGTTTGGTTTTCTTCTGCGGATAGATCGCGCTTTTCAGCTGCTGCTGAGTCAAGAAGAGCCTTTGCTTCTTCCCAAGCCTTTGCACGAGCTTCTGCTTGCTGACGAATGTAGTCAGACATAGTAACTCCTAAGTGTTTGATTGGATTGGTCTTACAGTTTCTGCGTGGCTCCACGACAGTAGCGCAGTGGCGGCTCCGCACAATGCTTATCTAATTATGGCACAAATAAAAACAGACCCAGATGCTTCCCCACATCTGAGCCTGTTCTTTGATTGAATCTTAGAACGCCTTTAGCATTAGATCAAGTTGCTTGCGCTTAATGTCTAGTAGATCACTTTGGGTTGGTTTGTCAGCGCGTAGTTTCTGCACAACCTCTGAGATTAAATCAGCGTGTGAATCGTCTAAAGTTTCGCCGGCTTCTAGCTTTAAGATCGCATCGCTAAGAGCATCAACATCAACGGCGGTGCGCTGTGCCAGAATGTCTAATGAACGGACGGTTGCAGTTGTTGCTTCATAGGCTGGGAAGCCAGTAACAATAGAAACCTCATGAAGTCGAACCTGATGCAGTTCACGGGTTGCGCCATCGCTTGACCAAGCATCACCCTTTGGTGGAACGCTGAAACCAAATGACATTGACGATACATCGCCACGCTTCATAAGAACCGATAGATCGCGCCCTGCGCTAGTGTCTGGCAGTTCAGCCTGAGCTAGTAGACCGCGTGAGTCCTCAGATAGTTTCAAAGTTCCAGCGCGTGTTGAACCTAGAACTACGTCTGTGTTGTGGTTCATAAATAACTTGATCTCGTTGCGCGACTTTAGAGAACGCTTGAATGCACCCTCACGGATTACTTCTGTGAATGGTAGTGGTTCAGACGGGCTATTGAATACGGCTGCGTATCCTGTGAAACTCATGCCATCGCTAGATGCTTCCCCGTTACGAACATCAAACTCAACGGTATTAACACGGCGTTCTACTGTGGTGGTCATTGACTGCCTTTCATTCTTGTTTAAGTTTAACGCTATCGTGCGCCACTTTTCATTCTGTAAGTCATTAGCGGTACGTTCTTCAGCGCGGATACGTTCTACAACTCCCTCTGCGTATGCCATTGCTGCTCTTGCTCTTGCCTTTGACGGGCCACTCCCCCATAGTAAATGAGCAACAACTCCTGCACTTGGGTAGCCATCTGAATCAGGGTCAGCATCAGGTGCATCTAGATCATCCATGTGGCGAGCAATCCAAGCTGCAATACGAATCCACTTGTCATCAGAAACTTGACCGTCAGCCATAAGTCTGGCTTCACGAATAGTGCGCTCAACTAAACCATCGCCACCTTGACCATCTGCATAGTATTCAAGGCCACGTCTAGCTGATGCTCTCATGTAGGCAGGTGGTTCTTGATTTATAGCGCGTTCATCAGAATCATCAGGCTCTTCAAGGTCTGCAATCTTTGTAAGTGTTGAGAACTTATGCCCTACTAGAGTTTCAGTTGCAGACCAACCACCCTCAACTTTTTGATAGATACGGATTAATGCTGCTGGATCATCTTCATTAGCTGAGATAGAGAAGTCAGTTTCAGGCACGTTCAGGTTTCCAGATGTTTGGATTCTTACAATCGCACCTCTTGCTCTGCCACCCGATGAGTTCCAAGAAACGAAATCGCCAACTTTTAATTCATTGGGTAATGCTCGTTCTTCGTCTGCTTGCCACGCATTGCAGTAATAACCACCATCAACAAATTCATCCCACTTCTCGCACCATGCTTTAGTGCCATCTGCGTTCTGACGTGACTCGTCATAAAAGAAACAGTTGCCACAGGCACGACCTTCTGGAACATCTTGCGCTAATGCTGGTCTGTAATTGTCAGGCAAGGCACGCTCTAGTTCAATTTCAACCATGTCATCGTCAAGGGTTTCATCTTGATCTTGATAGTCAATCTTTGTCAGTGGCGCAAAACCTTTAACTACAAACTCATTGGTTTCAGTTAGCGTTCCATTGTCGTTTGTGTGAACTGAAATAGTTGCTAGTGGTCTGGCTTGCGTTGCAATTAGATCACCACCAAGCGGATTCTTAACTGCGCCAAATGTGGAAACAGAAACAATCAGACCATAAAGAGTGTGACCGCCGTTATCCCAAAAGACGTAATCGCCAACTTCTAGCTCGTCATTAAGTGCGCGTTCCCCACCCGGTTCCATGTCCTCAGCTATTGAAACTGCAACCATTTGGTCTATGGCATCCTGCTTAGTTGTATGACAACCAATAACTTCGCCATCGTCTTTAATAGTTGCCCAGCCTGAGCAACCCTCTGCGGTGTCTGTGATGAAGTATGGCATTAGTAAAGTGTCTGCCTTAACCATGAGATTGTATGTGTTCCTGCTGAACTGACGGCATAAAGTGATTCACCGGGGTTCATAACTAATTCAATGCTATCTAGTTTCAATAATTGCAAACCATTTGCGGTTGTAACACCTTCATTGCCCAAGTAAATGTTATTCGTGTTGTCCATGTTATGAATATGCAGGCGTGACGGGTTTGGCGAGATGCCATCTACTAATTGACGTGTAGTTCCTATTGTTTGTTGTCCAGATGTAATTGCCATCGGCTAAACCTTATATACAGACTCTGGATTTTCAGGGTCAATCTGTGCAATTTGTTGCAACTGACTTGTTGGTAATCCAGTGTGACTAATTGTAGGCAAGCCTAGAGCAGATAGAACGCCAGCAGGATCGAACCCAGAATAGATAAGTTTCTGAGCCATCGTGACACGCTTGTCGGTTTCAACGAGTGAAGCAGCACCCAAATCCACGTTAGCCAAAGGAACACGGTAAACGTCACCGCCTGTAACCGGTCTGAGGTCTTCAAATCTTCTAATGTCATTGACTGATAAAAACCCTGCCTGTGAGCCGATTGAGTAGCCGTTCATTCTTGTAGCGAAATCACCGCGAAGCAAACCGTCTACATTGAAACGAATAAACGCGCTGTCTGGTAACAATGCGCTGTAAGCATCTTCAATCTTAGCCACATAAGGGCGCAAGGTATGAGTTACAAAGTTAATGTTGTTTTGTTCTACGGATGCGTAAGACATTGCACCGGGAGTAGTAATACCGATCATGTGTGGTGGCACTCTAAAGATACGAGCTACTTCTTCAATCGCTAACTTGCGACTATCTAGCATCTGCGCTTCGTCTGGGTTAATGCCAGTCTTTACAAACTTTGCGCCGCCTGTAAGTAGTCCCGTCTTATGCGCTTTCTTGTAACCCTTATGGCGTTGATCAAAACCGTCAATCAGTTGTTTAGCCTGATCGCTGTTTAGTCCCATTGGGGTTTCAATGATTCCCTGAGTTGTTGCGCCTTGACCAAAGAAACGTGCAGCGAAAGACTGCAAGGCACTAGATAGACCTAGATTGTCTTTAAGTTCTGTAACTCTTGACATACCGCGTAGTTCGCCAGCCTTGCGCATTTCAGTAATCTGAATCATGTCGCGCTTGCTTACTGCTTCTTCTTGGTACTCGTCAATGATGTATTCAATTTCACGAGTTAGTTTGTTGCGTGTAACTCTTACGCGGTAAGGGTCAATGACTACTAGGTTTACGACATCGCCACGACCATCACGGAATACACGAACAAAAGCGTTGCCGTCTAGCAATAAGGAAATAAGAACTTGCTGATAATGCTCAGAGCGCAACAGGTCTACGTCTGGTCGCTGTACCCAGCTAGGCTGTGGGCGATAAGGTACGCGATCACCGTCACGGCGAATAAAGGAATCAACTGGAAGCGTTGAGATCGTGTCAGAGATCAAAAGCACACAAGAGTAGAAAGCATTTATCTTCATCGCTTGGAACTGATCTATGTTTGCACCAGACTCAGTTGTGAATGCGAATGAATCACCTGCACCCCAGATTGACTGAAAACTAATTGCGCGTTCCTCTTTATTACCGCCGGTCAAATTACCAAGCATTACTTGCCTTTCTCAAATGCGATACCGACAAGCAAAATACTTACGCCAGCTGCGACTATTCCTAATGGCAGGATGAATAAACCTAGACCTATCGAGATTGTTGCTAGACCAACCACTTGCAGGATTGAGGGGATCACGCAAACTCCTAGAAGCTAAAGAACTGTGGCACAACGGGTTCTTCTCTTGAAACAGTTGCCCTATCAAATCCTATGATACTAGCAACGGCAGCATCTATCTTTCGCGGTGAACCTCTGTGTTCTTTCACAATGCGTGGCCCTAATCTGTCGGTTTTAACTACTGCGTTTTGCAGATGTCTAATTAAAAGTGGGTTGCCATCATGGGTTAGCTTCTTTTCTACAACGGCATCTCTAAATTTCGCACACGCTGGAACCATACGAGCAGGGGAAGTGCTAGGCCATTCCACTATGGGAAAACCTGCTTCATCTAAAACTTGCATTGTGCGTTGCCAACGGAAAGGGTCACAGGCTATTTCTTTTACATTATGAGTTGAGCAAAACTCAATGATTGTGTTTTCAACTTCGAGAATGTCTACGCGCCATTCGTCATCATCATCTGGCTGCTTTTCCCAAGCCTTGACCATAAAAACATACGGCTGTTCTTCAACGGTTACGCCAACGATTACGGAAGCATCACCACTAAACGAACCGTCAAAGCCTAAGACAACTGGTGTATCTGCGCTTATCTCACGCTGAACTTCTAGTTGTTCCCATGCGTTGTTAGGTAGCCAAGCCGTCTGACTGCTTACCCATTGGTTGCATCGCTTAGTTCTAAACTCTGCTTCTGGGGTTCTCTTGACCATTGCTGCAAAGTCTTTAGGGTCATTTAGATCGCCATAGGCAGGATTAGCAGCTTTCCAAGTTTCCTCTAAGTGGTGGTCTGCTTCTGCATTGGCTTCCCACCAAGCCATAAAGAATGTCGGATCATCTATTTCTTTACGGGCTACCTTTTGCCCATACTGATAGAGGCTGTATGCAATTGAATCTTGACCTGTTGAGTCTGCCTTTACCCCGGCAGTTGTAACTGCAATGGCGATAGGTTCACGCCTTGCACCCATACCAAGTTGCATAACATCCCATAGTTCACGATTAGGCGCAGCATGCAACTCATCGAATAAAACGGTTGTTCCAGAAAGACCCTCTTTGCTGTAACTTTCACTTGATAAAACGCGGTAGACAGAACCAGTAGTCGGAACTTCAATTGCATCGCGGTAGACGTTACACAGTTCTTCTAGTTCAGGTTCTGCCTGAATCATTTTCTTGGCATCACCAAAGACGATACGAGCTTGCTCTTTATCAGCTGCACAGGAATAAACCTCACCGCCATTAGGCCCCATGATTAGTGACCAAAGAGCAATACCTGAACCTAGTGCCGACTTCCCGTTCTTTCTCGGTGTGCCTATGAGGGCTGTTCTATGTCTAAACTTTCCGTCAGGGCCTACGGCAAACAAGTGGCGCATTAGCTCTTTCTGCCAGTCGCGCATTTGCATCCTTTCACCAGCATCACCAGCAACAGTTTCCTTTGTTTGGATAGCAAAGGTATCTATGAAATCTGCAACCTGCCAGCCACGAGATTTATCAAGGGCTGCTTTGTTTACAGGAGTCAGCCAAGTTGGTGGCCAAGATTCAATTTGAGTTGGCACGAGATTTCAGCTCCTCTAGCTTTGACTGACGTTTAACCTCAGCCACACCTAGCCGTGAGCGATCTGTTGGAGTGAATCCTAGAAGCGACAAGTTAGCAACTAACTGACGGTCTAGATCGCGCAGGGCTTTTCTTTCGTCTGGTCTGTTGTTTTGCAAAACCTGAATGCGCAAGTTACGGCGTTCATCCAGTAGCTCGCAAGTCATAAGCAGAATCTCAATGTCTGTTAATGGACTTAACCAAGTTTGACCCATACCCCAGATGCGTTCCCAAAGTTCTGTGCCAGCACTACCAAGTGGGCGGTTAGGTTCTGGAATGTCGTAAGCAGAAGGCAACAACACAAGTTCTTTCTGGTCTGGCAATGTACGTTTGCCGGGGTTGCCAGTAAGCCGTTTCTGTTCAATCGGTTTTGGTGGTCTGCCACGCGGAGCCATTGTTTAGTCCTTTAGAAGTTCGGCAGTCTTGCCTGTATAAGATTCCCAACGCTTAAGAATCACATCAACATAGCGCGGTTCTAGTTCAATGGTATGACAAATTCTTTCAGTTTGTTCACAAGCTAAAAGTGTTGAACCTGAACCACCAAAGAAATCTACAACGAGTCCACCACGATTAGATGAAATTTTTATTTCTGTTTTAAGAATTTCAAGCGGTTTGATGGTTGGATGATCGGAGTGCTTTTCATTGTCAAGAACAAAATACTTGCCGTAGTTCAACCCAAGTCCAGAATTAAAAATTGCGCTTTTAGAAATGTAAATAAAATACTCAGTATCGGGAAAATGATGGCCATAATTTGCTGGAATAAAACTTGTCTTATGCCATGTCAAAATGTTGAAATTGTAATTATTTTCTCTCGCCCAGTTACAATAATCAGGAACTAAATCAGTATTGCAAAAAATGTAAGCATTCATGTTCTTATCAAAAACAGTTGGCAAGACTTGTAAAAATTCTTTTGGATCAAAATCAATAATGTCTTTTAAATCCTCTTTAAGTTTTGCATAGCCTTCAGAAAAAGTTGCTGCTCCACCACCAACCATAGTTTTATAGCGATATGGTGGATCGGTCAAAACAAGGTCTGCTTTTTTACCTTGCATCAAACGATCAAGTGCATGGCTATCTGCACTGTCACCGCATAAAACTTTGTGATTTCCTAAAATCCAAACATCACCTAGCTTTGCTCTTGTAGGTGCATCATCAAAAGATAAAGGTTCTTCATCTTCATCCTGACCTAATGGTGGTTCTAAATTTGCAAAACCTAGTTCTTCAAGTTCCCAACCGTTTGCATCAAGTTCTAGTAACTGATCAGCAAGAACCTTGTCATCCCATTCAGCAAGTTCAGCAGTTCGATTATCGGCAAGTGCAAAGGCGCGTATCTGTTCCCAAGTCCAACCGACTGGAGTTCTGGCAATTGCAATTTCAGTCCAACCTAAAGACTTGGCTGCTTCAACTGTGCCGTTGCCGGCTACCACGATTGAGTCAGGTGTTACGACTATCGGCTTACGTTGCCCAAACTTTTCTAATGAGCTAGCGATTGCCTTTACGTTCTTGCCATCATGCTTGCGAGCATTGGCAGGATCAGGGGTCAAGCTGTTTATGTTTACAGTTTCGATGCGCAGTTCAGTCATGGCTTTAGTCTACGCAAAAACCGCACTAATCCGCCATTTTCCAAAACTGGGAATTTCGCGGAGATGCACATTATGC